CCCTCGGTCGACAATGCCAGACTGCGCTCCCACGCCGTCGTCACCTTCGCGATCATCTCCGGCGTCGAGACAGATTCGCCAGTCACGACGTCGTCATAGACCAGCAGCTTGAAGTGCTTGCTGACTGGCGTGCTGTCAACCAGGCCCCACGCCTCGATCGTCGACTCCTTTGGATTCCCTTTGCGGCGCACAACGATTCCGTCGTCTTCCGCCCATTTTGGCGCGTCCCGATGTGGATTGGCCCACAGAATGTCGGAGAACAACGAGCGCAGCATCTCATTGTTCTCGAATTCGGTCTTGATCTGTCTGAGAAACGCTTTGGCAATAGGTCGGGAGTAAGAAAAGATCCCGACTGTGATCTCGGGATCATTCAGTATATCCCGAATCGTGAGGCCGAACGTGATCAGCGAACTCTTTCCATGCTCACGGCCCCAAAGATCGAGATAACCATTCGGAGCCGCCTCCACCTCCCGACAGCGCGCGAAATACCAATCGCGATTGAGATCGGCTCGCCCGAGCACATAAACGAGCAGAAAGAACAGATCAGACTGAGCCAGCCGCCTTTTAACCCGGCGCATCAGATCGGGGTCATTGCTCTCGGCGCCACACTCAGTGGATTGCAAAATCGTGCGGCGATAAACGCCGATCGCGTGCTCTCGAGAGCCCGGCGGTGCCTCAGCTTCCATCAACTGCTCGATCCTCTTCGCCATCTCCGTCCGCCGGCCTCCTCGCCTCGATGACTCTGGCGTGATGCATCTGGAGATCGGCGAATGCTAGATCAAATAGTCGCTGTTCTTCGGCCCGGCCATTGTCTGCCGCCGCATCGCTCCTCGCATGCAGTTCTTTTAGCGCGTCGAGCCGAATCTGCTGAGAAATGATGTTCAGCGCGGTGTCTTTCACGATGGACAGCGTCTTTGCGTCGCTGGGGTCAATCCCCAGCTCGAGGATCTCCCTGACGCAATCAAGCGCCAGCTCGGTAGCACGACCCAACTTCTCGGCCTTGTTGAGGCTAGCCCACGCGCGGGCCTGACCCTCAGCTACTTCTTTACCATTCACCGCCACCGCCTTCTCCACAAGCCGCTGCGCGCGCCGGATTGTGCGGTCCTTCGATAGCGGCGGCAAGCCCCGCGCACGTTGCCCACCCGGAAATCTCCCGATCTCGCCCCGAGCCTTCGCCGCGCGCATGCGCTCAACCCACCGGCGCCGGCCCTTCACCATCGCGGCCGTGTGCTCTGGCGTTAGAGGTATGCCTCGCGGCCGGCCGCCGCGGGCGCCATGCTTATAGCAACGAGTGCATCCGCGAAGTGCCGGGTTGCAGCAGCGCCCCCCTGATCGGGTGCGGGCATTACAGATGCGGCTGACCCTGAGCACGGTACATGAGGTTGTTATAAATGACCCTGAGCCAAGGCCTCATCGGCGTGATGCCAGCACGCGATGGCACGCGTTCCTTACTATTGTACCTTATATATTCAATTTTCTCCTCTTTTCTAAAAGAGGGAAACTTCGCTATACGCGTGCAATAGTAGGGAACGCGTGCCAAAGCGTGCCAATTTCAGTTGAGGTCGACGCTGTTGAGGTTGATACCAGTTGGCTTTGGCTTGATCCTGATACCCTCGTAGATGCGCTGGCGTTCCCCATCACCTGTGCGCGACTGGCTTATTTTCAGCCACGGCAGCGCGGCTCTTAGGTCGCGGCCAAACGATTGTTTGGTTCCTGGAGTGCGTTTCTGTTCCTCGCACCAGTCGCACCAGGTGACGAACAGATCGTCGACCGCTGCGCAAGCTCCGGCGCTGATCTCGCAGCGTTCACGTATGAACACAGTCATCGGTGAGGTTAGGTCTTCGAGCTCACGCACGGCCTCGGCGGCGCTCTCCGGCTGTAAGAAGTATTTGCGATGGACAAGACGGCGCTGGCCGGCGACTGCCCAGTTGAGGATGCCGGGCAGCTCCGCGAGCAATCGGTCGGCGAGGCCGTGGTCTTCGTGGCCGTAGAAGCTCCGCATCAAAGCCAGGACAATGAAGCGCGAGGCGAGCGCGCCCGAGACATCGGCGAGTCGCGGCAGCTCGTTCGACAGGATCAAGAACCTGACCTGCAGCTGGCCGGTCCAGGCGGGCAGGAACTTTCGGCTGACCGTGATGACGTCTTCGCCCGTGATGCTGAGCAGCCGTTCGGCGATACCCGCCTGGTCCGCCCGGCCACCGAGGCGGGCGTCGGAGATTATCGCCAGCCGCTTGTCGATCAGCGGCTGCAGGCCAAACTCGGTGCCGAGCCCTGCAAGCGTCGGTGCCACGACGTTTTCGATCCCGATCAGGCGCGCCAGGATGCGTGCGATTGTGCCCTTGCCGGATCGCTTTGGCCCGACGATCAGGAAAGCCTTTTGGTGCCGCGTGTCGCCGGTCAACGCGAGGCCGAACATTTCTTGGAGCGTCTCAATCGAGGCTTCATCGTCCGGCCAGAGCTGATGGAGAAAATCGATCCATCGGCGCGGCTGTGGCGCATCGCGTTCGTAAGCAAAGTCGAGCGCGTTGTGAGTGAAAAAAGCGGGCGTATGGGGCAGCAGCTCAAGGGTCGGCAGGTGCAGCAAGCCGTTCAAGCAGGCGGTGATCTCATCGGCGGGCGGGCCGTGTTTCGCGTCCATCAACCAGGCCGGCGGGGCGACGCGCCCGTCGAGATATGTAACGGCGCGCAGTGCATCGAGAATATTAGCGACCATTTTGATGTTTGGCTTGACACGCTTGAGCTCGCCTTGCGGATTGCGCCATTTGCAGGGGTCGAGGAAATTATAGATCCTTGTTCGCAACGCGCTATCCGGCGCGGTGAGATAGGCGGCACCGTTCCACACGTGGAATTCATCGCGATGGTGACGCAGTGCGACGGTGTCGGCGATCGCGAAATGGAGCTCGGCGAAGCGCTTCGCGATTGTGTACGGCGCGGCAGGATCGATGATTTCCGGCTCGGCCGCATCCCTTGCGGCGGTTGGCGGCAGCGGCTGCGCGGCCTTCATGGCAGCTTGGAATGCGTCGCGGAAGCGGCCCGGCGCGGATAGATAAAGCGCGCTCGGATCTTTCGTCTCGGGCGGCAATCTGATCAGCCGAACGCGCGGCGCGATGCGCGATCGGATCAGCCATTTCATCACTTCCGCGCCACCCGTATCGGGCTCGATCACGACATGGATGACGGCTACGCCGTCGAATAATGGCGCGTCGCGTTCCTCGTTCCACGCATTGGCACCCGGCAAGCCCAGCGCGGGGAAATTGTGCCGCCAAAGCGTCTGTGTGTCGCTCTCACCTTCGGCAATGATAGCGTAGCCCGCTGCCGGTAGGCTCGCCGCCCACTGGCAGCCGTAGAGGCAGGCCTTGTCGCCTTTACGCCAGAAGTGCCGCTTTTTCTTGTCGCCGGTCAGGTTGACCCGGAACCGCACCGATGGCGGGTCGCCGTTCGGCCGGCGATATTCAGTTCGGAGGGCCGGCACCTTGCTTGGCCCATAAGCACGCTGTTCCCGCACGCCGATACTGATGAGCCAGTCGGCCGGCAGCCGCTTCGCCGCCGCGTACTCTTCGAGCGTCAGGCCGGCCGCGCTGTCATCGGCGCAGATCAGATCGTCGCACCCCATTATTTCGGCGGCGATGACGCATGCTTCCGAGAAATCGACGCCGCGCATCTTTATGATGACATCGAAGATCGAGGCTGAGCTGTCGCAGCTGCAGTGGGCCTTGGCGGCGGCCGTGTTCCAGCGCCAGCTCGGATTGTGGTCTGCGTGTCCGGGGTAGGGGCACGTGATGTGCGTTTCGGGCGAGCGCCAATTGATCCCGAACGCATCGAGGATTTCCGTTTCGCGCCCTTTGACGGCTTCTTTGATGGCGTGCCATTGCACGCGGCGGCCGAGCGGCGCATTAGTCTGCGGCAACGCATCGTTTAGGTCGATCATGCGTTGCCTACCGGAGGTTGGTACAGATTACGCACCGACAGCACGCGAGACCTACGCTGATAGAGAGTGACCCAGGCCTCCTCGTCTTCGTCGCCGACGTTGATTTCGGTTTCGATCCATGTCGATTGGGGCGAATTGTCAGCGCCGCGCAGCCGTGCCGGCCGCGCAGAATGAAGTGACCAGGGCGATTCTTGCGGGGCGGCCCGGCCGGGCGAGGCTCTTCAACCAAGCGGGTTTGCTGCGCTTCGCCATGACGCCTCAATCCAGAATGACGAGCCCGCTCTCGGCCCGGGTAATTGCCGTGTAGAGCCATTGCGCACGCTGATCTCTGGTGCGGCCCCACTTGTCGTCGATTACGATCACGTTTTCCCATTGCGATCCCTGTGCTTTATGGCAGGTGATCGCCCAGCCGTACGTCGCCTCGACTAGCCTTTTCTTGACGCGCCAGTCGCGATCGTCGCGTTTGGGGTCGAGCATCTCGTGATCGAGGAAATGGCCGGCGTAGATCGGCAGCTTCGGCGGCTCCTTGCCGCCGACGACCTCGCCTTCCTCAGTCGTGACCACGGCGCGGAACCGCTTCTCGTCGGCGCTCTCGATGCCGTCGAGCTCGAGGAACATGCCATTGAGCAGGCCGAGGGCGTGGTCGTTCTTGAGGCAGATGATTTTCTCGCCCGGCCCGGTTGGCAGCGCCGATCCGTTGAAACCGGCGGCCTTGCGCATGGCGTTGTTCAGCGCGAAACGTGTCTTATTGAGGCCGCAGATCACCTGGCCGCCGTTCAGCAATTGCGCTGCGGTGACGTTGCGACTCGACATTTTGCAAACGAGTTCGTCATGTGGGCCGTATGGAATTGCAATACCCTCGCGCGCCATCGTCGCGAGGCGAGTCACCGCGCTCTCGGCCGCCTGGCGGTGAATTTCCGTCAGCATCACGTCCGGTTCTTGCCCGGTAAAGGCGCCCGCGCCCTTGATCGCCGGCAGCTGCCCCGGATCGCCAAGCACGAGGATCGGCTTGCCGAATGATAAGAGATCCGCCGCCATGTCCGGCCCGACCATGGAGACCTCGTCGAGCACGATGAGCTTACAATCCCAGACCGGGCTCCCCTTGTTGAGCCCGAAGCGCGGCTGGCGCATCTCCTTTAATCCCATGCGCAGCGCGGCTATCTCGGCGTCGGCGGCGACGCGCTCAGCGCCGTAGAGGGCGAGCGCAGCGGTTTCGAACTCCTCGAGCTTTTGGCGCGTCGCCGCGATCTCGGCTTCGTTCGCTTCGCTCACGCGATAGATCAGCCGGTGAATTGTCGAGCACGATATGCCGCTCTTGCGCTTGAGCACGTAGGAGGCCTTGCCGGTAAAACAGGCCTGCAGGACCTCGCCATCGTCGAGCCCGAGCTCGTCGATCACGTGCTTGACGATCGTCGACTTGCCGGTCCCGGCGAAGCCGAATAGGCGGAAGATCTGCTGGATTGCGGTGCCACTTAGAAACCATTCGCGTATGGCGCGCAGCGCAGCAGTCTGCGCAGCTGAAAGCGAGATATCAGCCACGGCAAGTCATCACCACAAAGAGACAGCGAGGATCTTCGGAATCGCGCAGGACTGCCGGCAAGGCGGGATCTGAGGCAAGCTCCGTTCGTATCGTTGAACCGACCTGGTCGGTAATGACAGTCAGATAGCGGGATTGGAAGGCGGCGCGGACTGGTGGGTGATCGTCGCCGATCGTGATCTCATCGGTCGCGACCGCGCGCAGCGACGCTCCGATAATGTGGAGATAGACGCCACACAGATAATAGCGTTTCTCATCGGCCGACATCGCGAAGCGAACGTTCGCGATGGTATGGAACAGATCGGCGGCCTCGACTGTGAACTCATGGGGCAGTCTGCCAATCTGCAGGCTTGGGAAGTCGTTGGCGTTGAGGCTCGGCAAACGGACGTTGGCGCGGCCGGCCCGGATGTGCACCTGTCCGTCTCGGGCCTCGAATTTGACTTCACTGTCGCTTGGCAGCCGCCTGACGATCTCCGAGAGTTTGGCCGCCGGGACGGTCGCCGCACCCTCATTCTCGACATTTGCGGCGACATGCTCGACCAGCGCCAGATCGAGGTCGGTCGCGGTGAATTTCGCGCCATTCTCAGTCGCGCTGATCAGCAGGTAACCCAAGATCGGAATTGTGTTGCGCGCCTGGACCACGCCCTTCAGCGGCGTCACGGCCGCGACGAGCGCTGAGCGCTCGATTGTAAATTTCATAGTGTGCTCCAGCAGGTGTCGCGGAATTCGCAGAAATCGCAATATCTTGTCGGCTCGACACTGAACCGCGGCGGCAACCGGCCCTGAACAATTCCGACCGCGAGGTCAACGAGGCGCTGCGCCTCGGCCGGGTCGGCTGGCACCAGTTCATGGTAGATTTCGTTGGTATTCTTGTTTAACGCCGTGAACAGGCAGGCAGCAAGACCCAAATACGGCATATAGATACAGACCTGTCCGTAGTATATGGGCTTCGAGATCTTCAGCCCGTTCTTCATCAGGTTCGACCACGACCGGTCATTCAACCCTTTAGCCTCCCATAAGACCGGATATGAAAGCCCGAATTCAGGTCCGCTGACGATGACGCCATCCGCGTGGCCGCCCAGGGGCCCGTCGACAAAGCCAAATTGTTGACCGGTCGCGGGGTCCACAGTGAGCAGCTTGAAGCCGGCCGCCTTCATCCACGCGGCCAGCAGATCTTCGATGACGTGGCCGGTCTGGAAGATCCGTAGCGTCCGGCCGTCGAGCGGCATGCTGGTTTCGCTACGGTATGCGTAAGCCACGCGGCGGCCGCAGGGGTCGCCGAGGATCGAGGCGCCGAGGTATTGGCGTTTCGGCTCCTGGGCGCGCGCTTTTACGAGTGCGACGTCGATCCGGCCGTTGACCCGATCGCTGAGTGTGACGACCGGACCATTTCGGCCGGGGACGTAGCCTGAGTCGTGATTCAGATCGACGAGCATCAGACCGGGATCTCGCCGCGCGCGGACTGCAACTGCATCGATTCCCGCAGCCCGTTCCAGACCGCTTCGATGACGCTGTCAATCTGCTCGGCAGTGCAGTCATTGAAGGCGGCTTCGACACCAATCCTGACGAGCGCGTCATAGAGCGATTGGCGCGCGGCCTTGACTGCCTCGCATTCCATGTAGGTCAATCCAGCCAAAACTCCGATCTCCTCTGTAAT